CTGACCGCCCAACTTGCCGATGCGCAGACACTTGCCAACCTGCTACAAGTAGCCGTGAAGAATGGCATCGACATTGCCCAATTCGACCCACAGACCCTATTTAATAGGATATTCGGGGAGAATCCTGGGGATTATATCGAAGATGCCAAGTGGGAGGAACTGCGCAAGAAGATAGAGGAATTAATTGGCAAGCCCATCACCATAGACGTGGAGACCGGCACCGTTAATGTAGATAACAAGCAGTCGGGCAAAACCACACAGGGCAAGAGCGATATGACCAAGCTGATAGGCAATGTGAGCACTATCACCGGCGCATTGAATCAGTTGGGCGTTGAAATCCCCGAAGGATTCCAGAAAACCCTCGGCGTGCTCCAGGTTATCAGCACCATAACGATGGCCATTCAGTCGCTTGCCGCTGTCACAGCAACCACAAGCGCGCTGAAGGCAATCCCCGTCATCGGATGGTTCTTGCAGAACGGTGGCGTGATACACGCCCAGAGCGGTTTTAGCGGCATTGTGCCTGGTAACTCGCTCAGCGGAGATAATGTTCCCGCCCTTTTGAACAGCGGTGAAACGGTGCTTACGGCAGGCCAATCTGCCACTGTTGCCAACCTGCTGACCAACAGGGGCAACGATAACTACGGGGTGAAAGGGGAAACGCGCATAGAGAGCGACCAGATGGTATTGCTGCTGCGCAACGGAGCTCAGGCAAAGGGAATGACCATTGGTGAATACTTGGGTCTGTAACATTGAAAATTGAGAATTATGGCATACGCAGTACATTGGCAGATTAACTTCGTAGCCCTGCATAGCAACGACGCATACAGGGTGGAGATATTGCAAGATAACTACAACGGCAGTATCGTGCATCTTCGTGGTGCAGCCAACCCATTCGAGACTACCGAGGACAACACCGACGATGCCTTCACACCCATACGAAAGCAGACAGGCTCACTCCGCATTGCAGACAACGGCCTCGACATGGACGGCAACGAGTTCGACTACACCGACCTGCTGCCCAACGATACATTCGACCTCCAGGTGAAGCTGTGGAAAGTTGGAACCACCGACACCCTGAGATGGATAGGTTACATCAGACCCGACTCGCTGACAAGCAAGATGTTCGAGATGGTGAGCATCCGCGAGTTCAAACTGACATGTCCTATCGGGACATTGTATGAGGTGCCGGTGCAGTTCTCGAACAACAAGAACAACTTTGGCACCGTCAAGACCATCGGGCAGATACTCTACACTGCATTGAACAGCGTGCATGTCAACTGGAACATGTTGCACAAGCAGCACAATGTATCATCCATCGCCGATCTGAAGGCCAAGGTTTCGCTGCTGAACTTCATCAGCAAGAATGAGCCTACGCACTCAACGCCATCAGCGGGAGACATAGACGCATTCACGGCAACGTGGACAGACGATTCTACGTCGTGGGGTGCTATCCTTGAGGAGATATGCAAGTTCTGGGGATGGACATTATACAGCCGTGCGCTGAATCTATATATAGTAGCGCGCAAGCAGATAGACCAATACGTGAGGATTGAATTCCCACAGCTCCAGAATGAAACCCCGACAACTTATAGCGAATCACCGTCATCCGTCAACTTTGAGGATTTGTCATACGCAAGCACTAACCATACGGAGTGCCGCCGACTCGGTTATAAGGACATCACCATCGAGTCGAATGTCAACGAGAAGAAGGTGGTGTTCGACCCCGAGTTCGACAAGTTGGAGATGTCGTATTGGCCCGTTGCACAAGACCCCAATCAGATTATACACGTCAGTAGCTTTGACGAGGAAACGGGTACATACAAGTATATGTATGTGCTGCGCCGTCTGGGAGCACAGAACGCACAGCAGAACAATCAGACGCAATACTTCGACAACTACCAGATATACGAGAACAGACAGGTGGCCACATCTTCATTGATAGCGAACAGCGTCCTTTGCACGCACGATTCGTGGGACAACGACACATTCAAGACGGCTGTATCGTTCAATCTCACCAAGGGCATCTGTTGCTTCCTGGGCGTTACGCCATCCGCTTACGATCCGCCACTGACATTCTTCTGTAAGACATTGGAGGATGTGTGCATCCCGCTTAATTCGGTAGTATGTATCAATGCGTCTGCCGAGATAACATACAACCCCGATCCCGAATATCCGAGCAGGTCAAACACTGCACCCCCATTCGATGACGACGGCAAGCCTATATTGGAGAATAGGGTAGTATTGGCTGCGCTGAAGGTAGGCGACCTATGGTGGGACAATGACAACAAGGTGTGGACATCGCAGTTTAAGCGGTTCCGTCTTATCTTCCGCAAGGACGGCTCCATCGTTGACCCTATAAACACATTCACCACGGCAGGATTCAACCCAACCGGCATCCTGTTCGACGACCACCAGGGTAGCAAGGGCTTCTGTATCTATGTCAATGCGGCAAGCAATTCAGGTGCCGGCGTATGCGGCCGTATGAAATTGCATATATATGCGACCACCACTACGGGCTCTATTGTTGCGCTCCTCAATAACGGCGTATTGAACGACCTCACCGTCAGCATCTATAACACAGACAGCAAGCTCGACCCGAAGAACAAGGCGACGCACGAATTTGCAGGCGTTGCTAACGACAAATTCAGACATGCGCTCAACGTCAGCCTGAAGATGGCAAGCGGCAGCAAGAATGTATATGGCCTCGGACAGCTCTTTAATAACGACCTCTCGCTGCTCGACACCTTGTCGTTCATCAACTACGGAGGGCAGACAATATCTGTGCAGCCCGAGCAGCGACTACTGAACCGCATGACAGAGTTTTACCGCGATGTATCTGTACAGAACATCATAGAGGTGTTGGACGACTCTGTGGCCGAGCTCCCGTCATCTATTATCGTAAAGGAGGACGGAGAGCAATACCACATGCAGAATGTCACTCACAACTGGCGAGAAGGAACAATGAAGATAACACTCATAAACAATTAACGATATGACAGGCAACGACATTTTAGTATACATATACTTCCCTGACGAGCAGCAGACGGGATTGTGGCTTCCAATCGGATGTACCAAGAGCAACAAAATTCAGCATAAGGCAGATATGCAGGAGGTATCATCGCCAACGTCCGGCAGTGCAAAGGATTATATGCCCGGTCGAACAGGTTGGTCTATAACGGTGAACTATCTTGTATTGGCCGACGCGCAGGTGCGAGACATCCTGAAGGTACGTCAGAAGTTCAAGCTGTGCTTCTGTCCACGCAATGCGCAGTCAAGCGGTGTTACGGGCGACGCGTACATGGAGGTCTGCGATATCACCGCAGAACGCCGCAATCTGATTCAGGGCACATTCCAATTTCTTGGGACTTCCGAGCTTACATAACATACAGAAGTGTCTAATATATTTTTCATGGTATTAGTTTTAGGTGAAGGCCCTTCGTCGAGAGACGCGGGGTCTTTTTTTTTGTCAGTAAACCTGAGCTAAAAGTTCGTTGGATTAGTAGACAAAAACTATAAGCGTATGAAATATCTAACAATCGAGTACATCAAGGAGCACTCTCGCCTCGACTACGACTGCGAGGATGCGTTGCTCGAGCTCTATGCTAACTCGGCCGAGATGAGCATTGCGCAACTGCTGAACAGAGGCAAGACGGTGGCCGAATGCGTGGCGAGCCTCGAGGAGGAATTCGGTGAGGTGCCGGCTCCCATCATTCATGCGGCACTCATGCTTGTGGACAATAGCTACGAGCACCGCTCACCTATGACGAAGGACCGCGCCGTGCAAGTGCTCTACACATTCGACTTCAATATTAAACCCTTCATGATTTTGTAACTATGACAGAGAAGGACATTATAGTACAGGGTGAGACGGTGAAGTACCTGCTCTCCATAGACCGCGAGGACTTCTCGATGGCCAATGGCAACTTCCAGGTGGAGCTGCGATGGGGCCTGATGGGAGCCAAGAAGGTCATTCAAAAATCCGAGATGTACGAGAGTACCGACGGCTACCTCTTCGCCTTCAGTACAGACGGCATGGTTGGCAAGGTCATTGCCAAGTGTACATGGTATTACGATGATACAGACGTGCCTGGTGCTGTCCGCCCAGAGACAGACGAGCAGGTCATTGCCTTCGTGGTGACGACTCCTTGCCCCAAGTTTCAAGCCTGCCCCAAGGCGTGTGGCGACCACGATGTTACAT